TTAGTAGACCCCGAAACCCCATAAATAACTAAAAATCGTAGCAAGAAATGGCTAAACAATCCCTAGGTCTTGGATCATCAGCTAATGATAACACAGGTGATACCCTGAGAGCTGGTGGTGACAAGATTAACGACAATTTTAATGAAATATATACCGCTATTGGTAACGGTACAAACTTGAACATCACTTTATCGAATCCTGCTAGTGGTCAGGTTCTTCGATATAATGGTTCAACATTTTTACCTTCAGACTATAGTGCGTTAACTACATCTCTAGATGTAGCTGGTAATTCTATTATATCTTCTTCCAACGGTAATATAAATCTTAACCCAAATGGAACTGGTAATGTATTAATTAATAATGGAAGTATTGTTAATACTTTTAATGGAACTACAGGAGTTGTAGATTTTCCAACAAAAATTCAATATAAAAACGAATATACAGCGTTAGGAAATGCACCAGCTGCTGCATCTTACACTGGATACTTTTTTACTGTTGATGGTGATGATAATCCATATGTTAACATCAACATAACAGCTGGTGGTGTTGGTGATACTAGAGCAAAACTTCTTACTGAATATTCTAGTATTGATGCGTTAAGTGACGTAGATACTACAACTGTTGCACCAACTGCAAACCAAATTTTAAAGTGGAATGGAACTAACTTTACACCAGCTGATGAGACTGGTGGTGGTGCTGCATCACAGAACATTTTTGCATCCGTAGCAGGTGACACTGGTTCAACAACTGCTGACAGCACAAGTGATACCTTAACTATTGCAGGTGGAACTAATATTACAACAGCAGTTTCTGGAGACACACTCACAGTTAACTTCAGTGGATCATTAACTACGACTCTTGCTGCTCTTACTGATACAGATGTTTCTGGTATTACTCAAGGTGATTCTCTATTCTGGAATGGAACTAATTGGACTGTTACTAGATCTCCTATTACATGGTGGGAGTTAGCTGCACCTGATGCTTCTGGTTATAACTTTACAGGACCAGGTTTCGCGGCTGCGACAGCAGATCCTACTTTATATGTTATGAGAGGAATGACATATGCCTTTGATAATAATGCTGGTGGTGCACACCCATTTAGAATTCAAAGCACACAAGGTCTAACAGGAACTCCATATACTACAGGTCAGACTGGTAGTGGAACTTCAGTTCTTTACTGGACTGTTCCTATGGACGCTCCTAATACATTGTATTATCAATGTACAATTCACGCAGCGATGGCTGGTCAAATTAACGTAGTCGCATAATAGATGACAAGAACTGTTCCTGGTACTGGTGCAACAATTAACCCTATCTTCGATGAAGTATTTGGGGTTCGTGCAGTTGAAGTTACGAATGGAGGATCTGGATACTCTCCTACTGATCCACCACGTCTAACAATAACTGGTTGTGGAACTCCAACTAGAGAGGCACTTCTATATCCAATTATTGATACAGATTCTGGAAGAATTATTCATGTTCGTGTTTTAGATAGAGGTAAAGGATATGATCCTTTAAGATTACAAATTATTCCTCAAGATGAAACACCAAATGTTGTTGATTCATTTGATATCAATAGAATTTGGCAAGGTCATCCAAATTCACCTACTACAGGAACTTTTACTGGAACTACAGATAGACTTAGAATAGTATCCGATAATCATCCTAAACCTACTTGGACATTAGCAGAGGCAGCACCTGGTGGTGGTCCTTTAGTTGATAGATCTTTTGATCAAACATTTGTGTATCGTGGTGGTAAAGATGTTCCTAATCCAGGTACAAGATCATTTCAAAACGATAGAGTAAACGGTATATTAGCAAACGGAGGTCTATTACATACACCTGAGTGGGGTGTAGATGGTAATGCTCCCTCTGGTCATCAAATTGATGTTGTTAAGTATCCATATGTAAAATCTATGGACACTTATGATGCTGTTACTGAAAATAATATTAGATATTATCATTCAAACGAAGTAATTCCAGAGTTTGAATTAACAAATGGTGTATTTGATTGGGGTAATATTCAAGTATTTACTTGGAACGTAAAAGTTGAGATGGATAATATTGTTCTTGATGTAACTGAAGTTGACGAAACATTAGGAACTATAGAAGTTGGTAGAATAGTTGATGAAGTTGCTGGTAATGCAAGAGGAGAAATTGCTAAAGTTGTAAGAAATGGATCAAATGTTGTAACAAGAATTTATTTAAGAAGTGTATCTACAGGTGCATCTTTTCTTGATCAAGATGTTTGTTTAGGTTCAAATGGATTTCAATTTAAAATAAATGCTGATCCCATAGCACTTACAACGGGTGTTTTTTATATTGATTTTGGAACAGATGCAGATGAGTTTGGTCCTTTCGTTTCTGGTCAATATTACTTTGCTCCAGAAAATATTAGAGTTCAAAGAAATTATTTAATTATTTGGAATCAATCAGATTCATCTAATCAACAAGGAACAGGTCATCAAATGCAGTTTAGTACTACTGCTGATGGTATTCACAATACATCACCAGGTACTCTTTACTATCAAAGCACTGGTGTATCACAAGCACCTGCTGCAGATTATGAAAATGAATATGCACCTATTTTCATAATGAATGCTGATGAAAGTGCTAGGATTTATTATTACTGTAAAAATCATCCTAACATGTCAGGTTACGATGGTGATGAAGGATATATGATTTTAGATCCTACGATCGAAGCTCATGCAATGCCAAATAATTATTATGCTGCAGACTTCTATCAATCAGATTCAAATGATCCAAATACTATAGATAGATCACGTCATGTAAATGGACATTCTAAGATTCTTGGTATGTCATATGATGGGTATCCTATCTACGGTCCTTGGGGATATAATTCTAGTAACGCTGTAGCAAGAGAAGTATCATCATATCGACTAAGAACAACTGCTGAATTAGCAGGTAATAGACCGCAGGTAAATACAGTATCTACTGTTACATATGCTGTAACAATTTCTAACGGACAATTCTTGTTTGATGGTTCTCGTCCATCATTTTTAGATTTGGATCGTGGAAAAACATATATTTTTAATCAAAATGACTCATCTAACGATAGTCAACACATTCTAATTTCTACTACAAATGATGGCTGGCACGGGCAAAATCCTGTTATTATTGGGAATACTGCAAATCTGTATACTGGTAATGGAATTAAATATTATATTGACGGGAGCGAAGTAACCTATCAATCATACTTGTCAGGATTTAACTTGGCAACCACTCGTGAACTTAGGTTTACAGTTCCTGTTGATTCGCCTACACAGTTATTCTTATTTGCATATACAACTGCAGGTCATGGTATTAGAACTGTTCAAGAGGGATATGTTTTAGGTGATTTAGTTGGTGATTATATTTACGATTCTTCTGTAGGAACACTAGATGAATATAATGGTAAGTTTGACTCTACACCTGAGTATCCAAACGGAACATATGCATATTATATGACAGAGGATAGCAGTGCTAATCCTACATATCCATATGCCATTGGTCCTAAAATGTATGGTGTGCCTCTTGCTGAAGGAGATACAGTACCAGCTACACCAACTTCATTCCCATCAGTTGCTGAAGGAGATGTAATATTAAACACTGATGGAACAGTATCATATGTCAAGATGACAAAGAAAGGTGATAATTTCTTTGGTAATGCTAGAGCTGAGATATTAGGTGGACAAGGAACAGGTGCTGTAGGATCTCCTATTGTTCAAACTGTTACTGGTCTATCATTACTTACAACAGGTAGAAGTTATGCAACTCCTCCAACACTTATCTTTGAAGGTGGTGGTGGACAAGGTGCTCAAGGTGCTGCTGAAATTGATACTTTAGGTAAAGTTACTTCTATTTCTATTGCGAATGATGGTGAATTCTATCAAGAACCTCCTTTTATATTGATAACTGGTGGGGGTGGTATTGGTGCTAAGGCAGTTGCAACAATAGATCAAGGTAAAATTGTTAGTATCACAGTTACAGATCCTGGTAGTGGATATACATCTGCACCAAATGTTATCTTTACTAAGTTAGTTAATCTTAAACGTAAGGCAAGAGCACGTCAGGCAAATAACTCAGGTACAATTTACTTAACTGGTCTTGTTAAGAATGTAACAGCAGCAGATTCAATAATATATGTTGACTCTACAGATGCATATCCAGGTTCTGGTCAAATTATTCTAAATAAAGAAACTATCACATATACTTCTAAAGCAGCAGGTAAGTTTTCTGGTCTTACTAGAGGTGTAAACTTTAATTATGATCAGCGTGTAATTCTTGATGCAGGTCAAAATGATTCTGCAGGTAATTCAACTTATAAATTTAATGTTGGTGACCGAGTAATTCGTAAAGTTGAAAACGCAAATAACAAAGTTGCAAAGGTATATGATTGGGATCCTGCTTCAAGAGAACTATTAGTTACATTTGAAGTTGATGAATTAGCATTTATTGATGGTGGTAGACCTTCTACCGAAGATGCTATTGTTCAGTTTGATGGAGGTGTTGCTGCATCTTCTGGAACAGGTATTCTTCCTCATACTACTGAGGCAAATGTAGGCAGTACTATTACAACATTAACAGTTCCTATAGCTACAATAGCAGACACTAGATTTGTTGATATTGCTGAAAACGCTGGTGCTGGTGATGGTATACCCGACTTAGTAAATACTGCTACTGATTTCTTAAATCAAATTAGTCTTGATGGTGGTATATACAGTTCTTTATATGGTATTGAAGAAACACAAGGTGGAACTAATACAACATTATTCCAAGTTGGTGACAATATCAAGGATGGTAGTATACCATTCAAATATGCAAACGTTGATACAGCAGGTGCATTAAGTGATGGTGTTGAGCATAATGCAACACTTAAGATATTCTTGGATGCAACAAATGCTAATGGGCAAAACTACAGTGTCAATGAAGTCGTTACAGGTTCTGTATCAGGTGTTCAAGCAACAGTAGTATCTTGGGATCCTTCTGAGACCTCAGTTGTTGTTCAAAATGTAGTCCCATATAACACAGGAAATATTGCTATCGGTATTGCTGGTTATCTATATGAATTTTCACAAGATGGCACGATTGTTGATTTCAATGTTCAAAATCCAGGCACTAACTATTCTGCTGCTCCAACAGTTGCAATAGAAAATACTGGGGACATTCAAGCTACAGCAACAGCAGTTTTAACAACTGCAGGTGACCAAGTTGCTTCATTAACAATCAATAATGGTGGGTATGGTATCCCACAAACAGTTGACGGAACTTATAACGTACACCCTACAGTAACATTCACCAATGCAAGTGGTGATACTACTGGTGCAGGTGCTGTTGCACAAGCAATTTTAGGTGGAGAAAATCTCGTTGGTAACGCAGGTGCAACCTATCGTATCAAGAGAATTGAGTATCAAGCAACTGTTCGTTCAAAATGAGCATAAATAAACAGGAGGACATATAGTCACTAGGACATGGCAGCTCTATTAACTGATCAATTTAGAATTTTTTCAGCGAAAAAATTCATCAAGGCACTTGAAGGTCCCGATGCGACTCAGAGCGACGACGCTGCTGGTTCATCTAGAGACCGAGTATATTTGTTTATCGGAAGACCACAAGTTTGGGATAATGAAAACTCGCCACCACAGGCAGTAGATTCATTCTCTGAATTTTCTGGTTCTTATGATGACATGATATCTTTGAAAAGAGTGCTTGCATCCGACACTGTACAGGTGGTAAGACGTATCGACTGGGTTTCTCCAGAAGAAACTACTGGTGGATTAGGTTTTACCTATGACATGTATCGTCAAGATTATTCTCCAAGTAAAACTGCTGCCTCAGGTGCTACTAAGTTATATGATTCTGATTTTTACGTTGTAAACTCTCAGTATCAAGTATACAAGTGCATTTACAATGGAACCTCACCCTCTGATCCTAATGGTAAACCTTCTACTGTCGAGCCTACTGGTACTAGCACTAGCATCATCACTACTGGCGACGGGTATCGTTGGAAGTATATGTACACTATTCCAGTTGCATCCGTCCTTAAATTCTTCAGTAATGACTACATGCCAGTCTTCACAAATGCTGCGGTAAAAACCAATGCTGTTGCTGGTGAAATTGATACTGTTGTAATTAATGCAGCAGGTTCTGGATATAACAACGGAACTTATGACAACGTTGCCATCAACGGAGATGGAACTGGTGGTCGTGTTTCTATTGTTATTGATGGTGGTAAAGTTATCTCTGCTACTGTTACATCTGGTGGAACTGGATATACATTCGGTAAAATTAGTATTGACAACATCACAGGTGTTGGAACAGGAACTGGTGGACAGGTTGATGTTATCATTCCTCCTCCAAATGGTCATGGTGCTGATGCTGTTGTAGAGATTGGTGCATTCCGTGTAATGATCAATGCCAAACTCTCATATGATGAAGGTGCAGGTGATTTCCCGATTGATAACGACTATCGTCGTATTGGTCTTATCACAAACCCTTTAAAGTTTGGAACTGAAGAACTTATTTCTGACTTGACTGTTTCTGCTACAAAAGCAGTTATATTCTCTCCTACATTCCAAGGTAACTATGTTCCTGATGAAATTATTACACAAACACGAGTTATTGGTGGAACCAATGTCACTGCTCGTGGAAGAGTAATTTCTTGGAATGCTACAACTAAACTTTTGAAATATTATCAAAACGCAGTTGATGGTATCTTCCCTGAGGTTACAGGTACTCAAAATGAATTTGATGGTTCTAATGTCATCAATGGTGCAACATCTGGTGCTGCTGGTCAACCTGATGTTAACTTTCCAGCCGTGCCGAACTCTTCTTCTAGAACAATTAACAACACCGAGTATGACTTGGGTATGAAATTCAACAATGGATATTCTAAACCCGAAATCAAGTCAAATAGCGGTGACGTTGTGTATATAGATAATAGAAGAGCAATCAGTCGTGCTAACGACCAAGTAGAAGACATCAAAATCGTAATCGAGTTCTAATGGCACAAAATACAAATCTAAACGTCACACCTTATTACGACGATTTCGATAAAACTAAAAACTTTTATCGAGTTCTATTTCGTCCTGGCTTCCCAATTCAAGCAAGGGAACTAACAACTCTGCAAAGCACTATGCAGAATCAGGTTGAGAATGTAGGTTCTCATCTATTCAAAGATGGTGCAATGGTTATACCAGGTCAAATTGGTTATGACCTAGAAGTTGATGCCATCATGGTTCAAGAATCATTCTTGGGTGCTGATGTTGAATTGTATAGAACTCAATTAGAAAATAAAATTATCACTGGTTTAACATCTGGTGTTAAAGCAAAAGTATTATATACTGTCTCTGAGACAGTTTCTGAGAAAGGATATATCACTCTTTATATTAAGTATATTGAATCTGGTGGAACTACACAGACTCAAACAACATTTACAAATAATGAACAGTTAGTTACTGATACTGAAATTACATTCGGAACCACTTTGATTGAAGTTGGTTCACCTTTTGCACAGTTACTTCCTACTGCTGCAATTCAAACTGGTTCTGCTGCATACATTCAACCTGGTGTTTATTTCATCAGAGGTTTCTTTGTAGACGTACCTTATCAATATATTCTTCTTGATCAATATGGAACAACACCTGCCTACAGGATCGGACTTGAAATCCTCGAATCAATCGTCACCCCAGAAGATGACTTATCACTCAATGATAACGCTGCAGGCACATCTAACTATGCTGCTCCTGGTGCTCATAGATTCAGAATAACAACTAACTTAATTAAGAAACTTCTTACAGACGAAGCAGATAAAGATTTTATTGAATTACTTCGTATTAATGGTAGTAAGATTGAAAAATTAGTTGATCGTAGTGCATATGATGAACTAGAAAAATCACTAGCATTAAGAACATTTGAAGAGTCTGGTAACTATGTTGTAAATGATTTCCAAATTACAAATAGAGAAAACCTAAATGATGGATTTAATAATGGTGTTTATAACACTGGGGATACTACAGCACAAGGAAATACTGCAACAAGTGAAAAGTATGCTGTAGAATTTGGTCCTGGCACAGCATATGTTAGAGGTTATAGAGTTAAAACATTATCTCCAACATACGTTGACTTAGATAAACCAAGAGCAACTAACAGTGCTCAGAACGTTATTATTCCTTTTGAACTTGGAAACTATTCTAATGTTGAAAATGTATATGGATTCTTAAACTGTTCTGGTTCTACTATTGCTAATGCATATCAAACTCTTGAATTAAAAGATACATTCACATCTACACCAGGAACTGCTGCAGGTAATGTAATTGGATATGCTCGTGTATCTTCTATAGAGCATGTACAAGATCCAGATACCACATTTGGTAACGCTGATGATAGATATCGTTTGCATGTTTTTGATGTGCAAATGTTTACTCAATTACAGTTAGCAACTTCACAAACTATTACTGCAGGTTCTCTTGTAGTTGGTAAAACATCTGGTGCTAGAGGATATGTTGTAGATGCTGTTAGTGCAGATCCTGATGTAACTTTATACGCAGTAGAAGGTAATTTCCAAGATAGTGAGATGGTCACTGTTGATGGTCTTGATAAAGATACAATTTCTAAGAGTTATGTTTATCAATATTCTGATACACGTCAAATTGTTTCAAAGGATGAAAGCACAAGTGCTGTAGAATTTACAGCAGATATTGTTCTTGAAGATTTACTACAACTTCAAGGTGCTACTTTCACATATGATGCAACAGGTTCTGCTGAAAAAATTACAGGAACAAATAGTAATTTCTCTATTGATCTAAGAGCTGGTGATAGAATATATTTCAGTGCTACAAAATATGTTGATGTTGATGCTATTGATCCAACTAACTTAGCATCTTCTAATAATGGAACAATATTTAATTATGCAAACCAGACTGTAAATGTTACACCTGGTGCTGGTGGTGCTGCTCCTACTGCTGGTGATTATACTGTCTTAATTAGATATAGAGCTAAACTATTTGATGCTAATACTGCTTCTCTATTAGAGGAGATGCCTAGACCTTACGTTAAGTCTATCTCTGATGAGTCTATGATTGTCAGAAGAACTTTCGATGCACAAACAGTTGCCTCTAGTTCTATCGCTATTACTCTTCCTGCAAATGAACAATTTGAAGCATTATCTAATGCAAACTATACTTTCACCGTTCTCGCAAGTACCAACGGTACTTATCCAGTTGGTGACCAAATACCTATTGATACTACTAATACTGGTGCTTTAGGATATACAACATTTACTTCATCTGATAGAACAACTCTTCAGATGGATAATCTTACAAACATTACTTCTGTTAAAGTAACTGCATCTATTTCTAAGAACGTTACTACTAAGAAGACTAAATCTCCTCAGAAAATGTTTGTTCTCAAAACAAACAAAACTATCAATAATCTTGATAAACAAAATTATAATTTAGCATATTCTAATCTTTATGGAACTAGAATTGAAGATCAAGACATATCATTAGGTCTTGTTGATGCTTATAAGATTCATGCTGTATATGAATCTCTTGATGACAGTGATCCTATTCTTCCTTCTATTACATTAGTTGAACCAACATTCTTTGCTACTGGAAGTATTGTCAACGGTAGAACTTCAAAAGCAAGAGCAAGAGTTGTTAACTTTAACTCAAGCACATTAAAATTAACTATTGTATATCTAAGTGGTAAATTTATTGTTGGTGAAACAGTAGATGGATTTGATACAACTCCTACTGCTATTAGTGGGATTATCAATGACTCTGCAGGTTCTATTATCGAAGGTTCAAAAGTAATTACAGATCGATATGATTTAGACAGTGGACAAACTAATTTCTTGTATGGTATTTCAAAATTAGTAAGAAAGAAAGGTGTTGCTGTTCCAATTAGAAAATTAAAAATTGTTTTAGATTACTATGGTCATGCTGCAACGGGTGATTACTTTGGTGGTCAATCATATCTTGATACTAACTATGAAGATGTTCCTCTATTTGATGGACAATTCTTACCAGATTTCTTGGACTTTAGACCAGGCGTAAAAAATCTATTCAGTGGAACTGGTTCTGTTGCATCACCTGCATTTGTAAACTGTTCTACATTTGACTTTAAGTCAAGAGTATTCCCAACTTCTAGTACACCTGCTGCAACTCTATTTGATATTCCTAAAGTTAACAGCGATTTCCGTTGTGATTTTAATTGGTATCTTCCTAGAATTGATAAAGTATTCATCCTTCCTAATGGTGAATTCCAGATTATTAAAGGTAAGTCTGAAGAAAGACCTTCTGCTCCAGATGATCTACAAGATGGTATGTTGTTAGCGACACTATCACATGCACCATATGGTTTTGATCCAGTTGATGATGTAATCATTCAGAGATCTGAAAACAGACGATATACCATGAGAGATATTGGTAAGATTGAAACTAGACTTAATCAAGTTGAATATTATACATCTCTCAACATGCTTGAGACAGATACATTTAATACTGATATTACAGATGCATCTGGAAAGAGTAGATTGAAAAATGGATTCGTTGTTGATGACTTTACAGATCATTCTAAATCAGATACAAAAAATCCTGATTTCAGTGCTTCATTAGACTACGTTGATGGATCTGCTCATCCTGCACATTATACAACTAATGTTTCTCTAATTATCAATACATCTTTATCTACAAATTACCAACAAACTGGTCCTTTAATTACACTTCCATATACAGAAGGAAAATTAATTGAACAACCATACGCCTCTCGTGTTGAGAACGTTAACCCATTTAACGTTTTTGCATATATCGGTCGTATTGATCTAGTACCTGCAAGTGATGATTGGGTGGATACTAATCGTCTTCCCGTTAGAGTTACTAATATTGAAGGTGACTTCCAAGCAACACGGGACTCAATGAATGTTGATCAAAATGGATTTGCTCCTCTTCAATGGGAGTCTTGGAGAACTACATGGACTGGAACCAGTTCAAGTGGTTGGAGTAGAAGAAGAGAGCACACCTTTGCTAACTTTGTTGCAGGTAGAGGTCGTCGTGTTATGGGAACTAGAACCATTACGACAACTGAAAATCAAACAAGAAGAGGTATTAGAACTAGAGTTGTTCCTAGGATTGATCGTAGATCATTAGGAGATAGCACAGTTTCTTCAACTTCTATTCCTTGGATTCGTTCTAGAAATATAGATGTTACTGTCGCAAGAATGAAACCTAGAACTACATTCTATGGATTCTTCGATGGAACTAAAGTAGGTGATTATATGATTCCTAAACTTTTAGAAGTTATTAAAGATCCATCTACAGATAGTAGAACTAACTCTACACCATTTGTTATTGGTGAAACTGTAGTTGGTCAAACTTCTGGTGCAACACTTAGAATTGCAGCACCAAATGATTTCTATGAGTTTGATCCGTATACTGATACGGCTATGCCTACATCATATTCTTCAACAACTAACTTTATCAACGTTGATACTGATTCACTTGCAGCACAAGCAGTCGGACAGTTCTTTGGTAACATCCAAGTTGGTGAGTTATTAGTTGCTTCCTCTGGTGCAACTGCTGTTGTTAAAGATCGTAGATTGATGACTGATAGATTAGGACAATGGAAAGGTTCACTATTCATTCCACCACCTGCTGTAGATACAAATCCACGTTGGGCAACAGGAACAAGAACTTTAAGATTTACCACAAACGAAAATGATTCTCGTGTTGGAGGTACAGTTGCATCTTCTGCAGAAGTTGAATACAAGGCAGAAGGAACATTGAACACAGTTCAAGAAAACGTTCTTGCAGTTAGAAATGCTGATCTTGTTAGAGATACTGTTACACAAGATAGATCAATTAGTTCTACTAGAACTGAGACACGTCAGGTTGGTTGGTGGGATCCACTTGCACAATCATTCTTGGTTGATGAAACAGGTGGAACATTCCTAACTTCAGTTGAAGTTTACTTCAATGCTAAGGATAGTAATATTCCTATCTCAATGCAGATCAGAACAATGGAAAATGGTTATCCTACAACTACTATTCTTCCTTTCTCTGATACAACTTTAAATCCTGCTCAGGTTCAAATTTCTGAGACTGGTGCTGTTGCAACTAAGTTTACATTTAGAGCACCTGTTTATATTCCACAATCTGTTGAACATTGTTTTGTTCTATTCTCAGACTCTAATGAATATCAAGTTTGGATTTCTAGAATGGGTGAATTAGATATTTCTGGTGACAGAACCATATCTGAACAACCATATGCAGGTGTGTTATTCAAATCACAAAACGCTACTACTTGGACTGCAGATCAGTATGAAGATTTGAAGTTCATTGTTAACCGAGCAGTATTTGATAATAGTGGTGCTACAAGAATCACTCTTAATAATGCTCCTCTTGATAGAGGTAACAATGGTAAGATTACACTTCAGAATGATGCAATTAGAACATTCCAACCAGAGTTGCAATTAGTAACCAACTCAACAACATTACCATTTACTATTGGTGCAAGAATATATCAAAAGACAACTCTTGCAGAAGGAACAATCGTTGGCGTTGCAACAAGTAGCACTGGCGTATTGTTAACTATTAATGATATCTCTGGAACATGGTCTGCAGGTAGTAACACTGGTGGTGTTATTACTAATCGTATTGTGTCATCTAAAGCAACTGCAACTATGGTTGTATCAGGTGCTTCTGGAGACTTTACAGTTGGTGAAACAATCACAGGTAACTCTTCCACATCTCCTACTGCAGAAGTTGTGACATGGACTGCTGGTACTAATACACTAACGTTAAGATATGTTTCAACTGATTTTACTGCTTCAACAGAAACGATCACTGGTGGAACATCTACTACAACTGCAACAGTAAGTTCTGTAACATATGCAGGTGACGTAGTTGAAGGTGGTGCGGTTAGCGATGCTTTTGTTAGCACATCTCCTACTTACACAACAACACAAAGAAGAGTTCGTGTTTCACACTCAAGTCATTGTATGCATGACTTAGATAACAACGTTATTATTACAGGTGTAATTTCTGAAGTTTCTGATACTTATCTAACATCTTCTATCTCTGCTACTGATACTAGCATTAATGTGAACGATGCTAGTGCCTTCCATAAAATTATCAATGGAGGAGCAATCAGTGCTTCTAATGTTGGATACATTCAAATTGGTGGTGAAGTCATGTCTTACTCAGCAATCTCCTCAAATGGTAAAACAATTACTGTTCATGAGAGAGGTGTTGATGGAACTACTGGTGTGGCACATGCTGATGAAACTGTAGTTAAATGCTATAACCTTGATGGCATTCCTTTAACAGAAATCAACAAAACACATGCAGCGATACAAAGTCCTAGTTTAGATACATATGATCTTGCAACATCATCTATTGCAAGACTTGGTATTAAATCTGGTGGAAATAATATTGTTGCAACTCAGAATGTTCAGTACGAGATTCTCGTTCCTCAAATCCAGAAAATGTTACTTCCTAAGACGGATATGACTGCGAGAGTTCAGACAATTACTGGAACATCTATTAATGATGGACAAACATTAGCACAAAGTTCATTCAGTAATACTGGTGAATTTAGTGATGTTAACTTATCAGAGGATAATTATTTTAACTCTCCTCAG